TCATCCATGTTTAATAAATGTTAAGATATCTTGATTATTTATATCTCTGCCGACTTAACATCTTTTTGAAATTCTGCATCAGTTAATTTTGAAGCAGCATCATCAGGATCTTCATCAGTTGGAACTGCACCTAAATCTTGATCACCACCCTCAAGTGGTTGTCCAGTTATGGGATCTATAGCACTTGGATCTGGTATAGTTCCATCTTTAATTTCTTTCTTAATTAATTCATCTTGCTCTTCAATCTCTTGATCAGTTTGACGAAGAATTTTAGTTCTAACATAATGATTAGAATAATACTTTCCAATATATGGTTCGATTGTTGCAAGTGTGCCCAATCTCTCATTCATTAATTCAGATTCTTTTAATTCAGCAAATTGATTATCATATAGGAAATCATATTGAATATGATCACTTAACGAATCCCAATCTTCTGGTGTTATTATATTCTTTAATATTAATTGTGTTTTAAGTAAATTGTTGAATAAATTAGAAAATCTTTTTCTCAATCTACCAACAAATTTTGCAAATTTTAATTCATCTCTTAATATCTCTGATGATCTTCCTAAATTGAATCCACCATCACTTGCAATCCTTGATTCTGGCACACCTAATGCACGATATAATTTCTTTTGGAAATATTCAATATCAGTAAGTTCACCTAGATTCTGTCCACCTGGTAATGTTGTGATTTCAGTTCCTCTTCCACCCTCTCTTCTGGGTAGCCAAAAATCTTCCATCATAGACATAAATTTACGATCATCTCTGACTTCACCAGTATTTGCATCGTAAACTAATTTGTTACGATAACGACTCATAACCTCTTTTAAATATTGCTCTGCTTTTATCTTAGGAAGATTACCAACGTCGATATAAAATATTCTTCTCTCTGGTGCTCTTGATAATCTATAGATCACAAGACTATCCTCAATCATTCTTAATTGATTAAGTGCCTTGATTGCTTTATGTAAATATGATAAACAAGTTCCTTTATTTCGATCAAATAAACCAGACGTTACATGACAAACTGAATCTTTTGCAATTTTTATCTGCCCTTTACCACCTGCTCCTGCAGCAGTTGAATACATTGATGTAGGATAATTTGGTTTAGGTGTATAAAGATAATATTCATCTATCTCAGGATAATATGCTTTTTTAATACCTCCCTCTGCTAGAGGATCTAAAGGAAGATTACCTTTATTGTTTGTCTTCTTTTCTTGTCTAACAAACTTAATTTTCATTGGATCAACGTATCTGATCTCTTGTATACCATCTTGTGGTCTTTTTGTATCAATAACTTTTATGTAATATAAACGTCCGTCCACATACCAATTTTTAAAGATTTCGTGGGACTTTTTATCAAAGTCCATCATTTCCTTAATATGTGTAAATTCTTCTCTAATTCTATCCTTTAATTTATCAGTTGCATTAACATTTGATAATTCGATTTCAACAGGTGAATCATATAAATCACTAACTATACCTTCATTCACAACATCTTCAATTGCACCATCACACTCAGGGTGAAGTGCCATTTCTCTATATCTTTTTATTAAATCATATTCTGTTCGATATACACCTTCTATATCTACATATTGACCATAAAACCCAGATTGCACAAAATAGTCAACCCCGTCCTCGTTAGATCGAGGAACGGGTGAGACCACTGAATCGGGGGTTTTATCCGAATCATCAATTGAGAATCCAAAGAGTTTCGCCATTGTATAACTATTTTTTCTTTTATTATAGCACTATTTATCAGTTTTAACTTATGCTCTCTCCTCCAGCATTTTCACCGACACCTTTAATTGATTCAAAGTATAGTACTTGTAATTCTACCGTAAACTCCTCTATTGTGTCAACTGTTTCGTAAGATAAGTCAACCTGACTTATATTTGTTGGGAATACATCATAGAATCTATAAGTTCTAAGAGTCGATCCATCACGATCAAGTTGATGAACGTACGCATCCTCTTGATAATCTGCTGGATTATTTGCACCAGTTGCATCTGATAATCTGTTAATTGAATTCATCCACTTTTCAAAAGCAGATCGAATTGAGAAATCAGTATCATTGATTACGGTAATAGTCCATGTGTCGAATGTTCTATCACCTGCGATTTTTAGAATCCTTCCTCTAAAATTGACATCTATTGGAGTGATGTTTGAAGCAGGTAAGGCAGCTGCTTTGACTAAGAATCTTGCCTTATCCTTCACATCATTGTCGATACTTATCTCTTCTGGAAAAGCAAGTTCGACTTCAAATAGATTCGGTCTTGCACCACCACCTACTAACTTACTTTTAAAGTCAGTAATACGTCTTAAAGGTGGTCTATTAAATTGGGTTGCCATTTTACTTAATTACCTCTTTTTAAACAGAACCGACTACTTCCTCGAATGATACACCTGTTCGTGTAGCAACGAAGGTTAGACCGACAAAGTTAATTGATCTTGCAGGTTTAATGAAGATGTCTGCGACAAATTCATTATTATCTATGATTGCTGCAGTGTTATTTGTTTCATCACAGATAACTCTGAAATCAAAGATTCCTCGTTTTGCCTGTACATCACGTAGGAATGGTTCAACAATGTTCACAAAGTTTGTCCTTGTGATTTCATCGTTGAACTCAAACATCTGATCTCTTGCAGCAGAAGAGATTGCATTCTCAAGGAAGATAAACAATCTACGAACGTTTATCCTATCAAATGCTGATGACTTGTTAAGTCCAGTCTTATCACCGAATAGAATTATTCCTCCACCAGGTGAGAAGATGATTGGATTAATTCGATTTGAATACAACTGGTCTCTCTGTGTTTGAGATGGATTGTATGCTAGTTTAACTGCATTAAGTATTGCACCTCTTGCAGTTCCTGCTGGTGAGAACCAAGGGAAGTTATTAATGTCATTTCTGGCACATAATCCAGCAATATCTCCATTCATTGGAACATATCTGAATGTATCTCCAAAACGATCATACATGTATTTGTAAGTGCTATCAAACACTGCAAATGATGATGATGAGACTGATGCATAGAAACTAATTACATTATCTGTAATTTGTGCGTCATTAAAGACTGTTACAGATCCTGCAGTTCCATCACTAAGGAATGAACCTCGATTCGGTGAAACAAACGCAACTGCATCTTTTCTTATCTCCGCAACAGAGATAATTTTATTTGCTAACGATTGTGCGGTTTCCTTTGTATGATTACCAGAACCCATTAGAATAAAGTCTGCTGAGTTTAAGTTATCATCTTCAAAAAGTGAATAACCATTTGCTAATCCAGCAAGTGTGACTGAAAATGCTCCAGTAGCTTCTTCATCTGTGCCACCGTCATAGTTTTTACCACCAGCTAATGTTAATGTTGTAACACCGATACCAGCAAATCTAATACCTTGTGCATTTTGATCCCAACCTACATCAGTTTTAAGATCGAAATCTGTACCACCAACATCAAATGCTGTAGTAACAATACCTGCAGGTGCACCACCAGCAAATATATTTGTTGAATTATTGTAAGTATACTTTCTCCAGTATGAAGGTGATCCTAATGAATACTCTCCATCTTTTGCTTTTGAAAGTGATAAATGCTTCTCTAAAATTGAACCTGCATTTCCTGTTACCTCACCAGCATCATCAATAACAACAACGTGTACTTCATCGAATCTTGAGTCACGAGCAGCAGCAAAAGATGATGTGCCAGGACGATCTGCGATATTGTTCCAATTTATTGATGAATTTGTTAATTGTATTGATTGTGAATCAAACCAATCTACATTTGCAGTAGGTGTTCCTGTTGTATATGAGGATGACTGTCCATTAGTATGAATAGCAACTGCAGTATTTCCAAACTTGTATATACCATTTGGTTGATAACTAACCTCTGTTGAAACACCTGCATTGGTAACAGATTCTAATATTTTAACTGATACTTTCTTATTGTTTGAATCAACCTCAGTAACAATCCCCTTAAAATATCCAGTTAAAAGTGAAGTTGAACCAGAACCTGCTACAACTGTATTTGCTGGAATACCTTGTGTTATACCATAACCAACAGCAATATTTGTTGGTAATGAACTAAAGGTTAATATTTGATCTGCTAAATCATCAATGATCGCAACCTTTAACCCATTTCCCCATGAACCAGGATTTCTTGCAACAACAGTTACTCCTGTAATTGTTGATCCATCATATCCTAGATCATTATAATGTTCCGTACTTTTTATCTTTATGTCTGATGCTGTTCCTGCAAATGCATTCTTCAGATCATCATCATCTGCTCTGACAATTCTTAATGGACCACCATAAGCTAAGTATGATGATGCAGTCATCCAATACTCATAATGCTTGTCAGCAGAGTAAGGTTGTCCAAAATTGTCTAATAAATCTTGTTCATTCTCCACCAAAATTGGAAGATCAACTGCTCCTTT